TGGTAAAGTCGACGTCCTGAGCGCCCGCCTGATTGTGGGCGCCAAGGAAGTACTCATGGTTTTCCCACACGAGGCGGGACGGGACGAAGAAGAAGTCGATCGAACATGAAATATCATCCATGATCGGAGCGTCGAGCGGGGACCACACCCGCAAGAATGCCAGCATATCGACGGTGAGGGTTTCGCCAGGCATAACTGGCTTCACGAAGTAGGGAATCAGCTTCCCCGCATCGAACATGGTCTTGTGCGAATGCGTGAGCGAATGCTGCGACCTACCTGTGCGAATGGTGGGTGCCTGATATCGGTTCGAGCCCGATGGCCGAGGCACGTTAACGCGTGAGTTCACTTGAGGACCTCCAGTGAGGGTGTACCGTCGAGAAACGTCTGAGCCGTTCCGAGGGAGCGTGGATCCTGAGGATTGAGAGTGCCTTTCTGCTGATCGAACGACCCGCAGTGGTAGAGGGTGTAGTCCTCCGGAAACTTGTTGAACTGGTGGCCGTCAGTGTTGACGGCCTCACGGAACGAGCGCATTGCGAACTCGACCGTTGGAGCGAAGTACGGCGTGAGGAAAGCGTTGGCAGCTGAGTCGAAGACAGTAAAAATCTCGTCGATCATACGGCGTCTCTTCCTTGGAATAATTGGACTTTCGCCCGATGGATTTTTTCTTTCGCCTGCAGTTTTACGTCGGGGATATCGACGGCGTCCTCCATGCGTTGAACGCGAACGTTGTACATGATTTCCCTGCGGGTGTGAGAGCCTCCTTTCTCGTCGGGCAGGTCCATGTACCGATCATAGTAGCGGGGAGGTTTCAGGGCTTGGCCGTCGATGACGACGAAGTCCCTGGGGTAGACGTCGGACCAGTACTTTTCGATCCAGCGTCGGGCGATGGCGGGCCGGCGGGACATTCGTCCATACTCGGTCTGGAGCTCGAGCAGCTCGCCGGTGGAGGGGTCAACCCGGAGATAATGTTCCGGATCGTCGCGTTGTCGGACTTTTTTCCTAACGTAGCCAGCAACGTAGCGAGCGGCTGCATAGTTGAGTCCCGTGAATTCCGCGAAGCCATGACCCCAGGTCCTATCTAAGAGGGGAGAAGTGTATACAGGAGCGCCAGAACGATGAGCGTGATGCAGCCGATCAGGAAAGTCGGGCCCGTAAAGAACAAGATGGTAGTGCGGACGTTCAGATGTTTCCCCGTATTCGCCGCAGATGTAGTAGGAGAGTTTTTCCGGAGCGTACGCCTTGCGGAGACGCTTGAGAAAAAGCGTCGGATGCGTTGGATCCAGAGAATGATAGTCCGGAATTTCATGGTCGTTGTACGTGAGGGTGACGAACCACGCCGGGCGTGGAGGATACTGGCTTTCATGGACCAGCCGGATGGCCCAAGAACGCGCTTGGTCGGCTCGGCAGCCGAGGCAGTGGCCGCAGGGAACCGTGGCCGTGTCCGACGTTCGCGATTGGTAGGAACGCCCAGGAGCGCCTTTGCGGAGGATGGGAACGTCGGCCGGGTGATAGCAAGCCACCTACAGGCGGATTCCGCCGCGCATGAAGTGGGAAGACATCCGGTTTTTGGGATGGGAGCGATTCGCGCCGTTGCGGAAGGTCCGCTTGGACTTCTTGCGCGACATCTTCGAGGATCGAGCCATGGAGTTTTCTCCGGTGGAGAGTGGGTTTAGACACCAGAGTGGTGTCAGTGGGCACATAGTAGACAAGTAGACTATGTGCCCGAGAGCGCCTCCGGCGCAAGAGGTAGCTGATCAGGGGAGAGGGAAGGGAACGTTTGCCTTGGGCGATCCGGGCCCTAGCGGGCCCCCTGAGAGAGATCAGAGGGTTGAGAGAGGGTAGGAGGTAGATAAGCAGGACGGTAGCCGTTGCTCGGCCCTTCGGGCCGTCGCTCGGCTCCCTTTCTTAGGCACTCGCTTCGCTCGGCAACAGAGAGGGTAGAGCTAGGAGAGATCACGCGCACGCGTGAGGCACGCGCGCACGCGTTGAAGGAGAGGGAGTTTAAAGAGGGGAAGTGAGGGTATAAGAGAAGGGCCCCCAGCTGGGGGCCCTTCAGATTGTAACGCATTCGGCAGAGCCGAAAGCTTATCCAACCGGTTCGGTTGGAGGTGCAGACGGAGCTGCAGGAGCAGGAGCGGCCGGAGGAGCGGCCGCGGGAGTTTCACGGGGCTCGAGCACGCCCAGCTTTTCAAGCTGAGGGCGAAGAGCTTCGACCTTTTCAGGATCGTGCGCGGCGTCGAGCCACTCCATTACGTCGTGGTTGAAGACTTCGCGGAGCTTGGAAGGAAGCCTCATGAATTCTGCTTCGGCCACCTTCGTTTGGCGCATCATATCCGCGAAGTCGGTGAATTCGGAGACGTCCCGGAACTGGAGGTCGACGTTAGCGAGGTGGTCGACGATTCCGGTGTTTTCGTAGCGCGCGAGGATGTGTTTAACCTCGGCGCGATGTCTGTCCGATTGGACAGTCTTTGACGGTTCGGTGTTTTCGGTCGCGACCCGAGGGCGACCGTTTTCCCGAGGAATAATGACCTGAGTCATCGTTTAATTCTCCTACGGAGGAAGGAGCGGGCGAGGGCTGACGGCTGAGCCGCAGTTGTGAGGCCCGCGAGGATGGGAAGGAGCCGACCCATGTCGTTCGAGAGGCCGGCCATAGGACCGGCGATGTCGGCAAGGGCTGCGTTGCGTCTGGCGAGGGCGCGCATATTCGTGGCGCCGTGAGTGGCGTTAGCCACTTCTGAATCTACCAGCTGGTGGAGAAGTGGAGGAGCGGAGCCCCGTCCACCAGTGACGCGAACGGAGGGTAAGAGGACGTTGGAACGCTCGGAATCGAGTCGTTCTTGTGCGCGGGCGGAGCCGGCTTCGGCCCGCGCTTTGTCGGCTTGAGCGCCGAGGATTTTCAGTTGCTTCGCCTGGGCGATCGCTTGCATGGCCGAGGCGGTCTCATTGCCAGCGGGCGCAGTGGAGGTTCCCGAAGCGGTAGCACCAGTCGGGGCCGAGGCCCCGCCCTGACTGTACGCCAGAGCAGGGTTGATGCCTGCGGCTTCCATGTCGGCAAGGCCAGCTTGCCACTCAGTGTTCCGCATCCGTTCACTGAAGGCGCGGCCCTTTTCGGCCTCGCTGGCAGAGAAGTCGCGATTTTTCTGAGCTTCCCGTTCGTTGGTCTTGTTCTGCTTACGCTGACCGAAGAAGCCGGCCACGCCTGAAATCACGGCGGGAGCTGCAGCAGCGAGGAGGCCGGGCATCTAGAACCGGGCCGGTGCGAGGGAAGGAGTGGGGCGGACGGGGAGTGGGATGGCCGACCGCGTATCGAAGCGGCCATCGATGATGAAGTCGGGCTCGGACGTTACCGTCGTGATCCGAGCCATCGGTGTTGCGTCCTCGATGAAGGTCGCATTGAGAGAAGGAGCTGAGGCGAAGTCCTCGGCCAGATGCCAGAAGTCGAGCGAGCCGGTAGCCGCGGAATTGAGCTTCCCGGTGATCAGGGACTTCTTGAAACGCCATTCGGCGTAACGTTCCTGATAACCGAAGACATCGTCTTCGCCGGAAGTCCCGTCCACGTAGATCTCGCGGTTGTAGATCGGTTGTTCACCGAGGTTAGCGAGGTCCGGCCACGGCAGGTCGTACTTGGTCGACCACGACCAGAAACGGTCGAGGCCTTGCTGGTAGGAAAGCTGGCCTCGTGCACGGAGGATCCCGAGGACGTAGCCGAATTCGACGAACGACTTCGCGAATTTCGCACGGAGGGTCCCGGCCGCTGTTCCGGCCAGCTGGCCCTGATCCTCGGAGGCAGTGGCCGAGGTGTTGGCGATGGGTGACACGTTGATGAACCCGCTTCCGCCGCCGAGGTATTCGGGACGCTGCGTACGGAAGTCGGGAACGTCGACGCCGAAGTGGGCGCGGATCAGTTCAGGGTGTCGGGTGCCTCCTCGAGCGTCACGTTCCAGAAGACGTTGTATAGCAGCTGCTTCCCGAAGGGCGTTGATCGAAATGGAAGTAGCTGATGCGAGGTCGGCGTAAAGCAGATTTGCCGATGCCCCGGTTGTGGCCGACAGATCGACGTTCGCGGCGTTGGAGTCAAGGAGTCGGTAGTCACCTGCACCGTGGAGAATAGTGACTGGCTGATTCGCCGCTGTAGCGGGGTCGATAGACACAGGGGCAGTAGTGCCAAGAGAGACCCCAACAGGGTCGCCTTTCTGGAGATACGGAAGCGCGGAGCTGAAGTAGTCATGGACTTTCGCTGAAGTTTCGAGAGCTGTAGCCGCGCCCCAGTCCGCGGAGTCCGGGCCGTCATCCGTTGGCACGTTGAGCTCGTTGATGAGGTTCTGATCGCGGTACCACTCGTTGTAAATCAGGCGGTAGCAGCGGAACGGAAGCATCTGGACGTTGGTGGCCGAGAAGTCGGTCCCGATCGGGACCCCCATGTAACCGGCCGGCGAATTGTACTCGACGTTCGTCGAACCGGCAGAAATCGGGATGGTAAAGTCGACGTCCTGAGCGCCCGCCTGATTGTGGGCGCCAAGGAAGTACTCATGGTTTTCCCACACGAGGCGG